TATATTACTAGACTGTTCATTAATAACTTTATTTGCAAACATACTCTTTGCAAAAGCATCCTTAGCATCAGGATCCGTAGATACCTTATAAAATGCAATAAGAGAACCATTCTGAAATTCATAAAACATAAATTCCTTCTCATCAGAAAGACCATGTTCATCAGAAAGAAGCACATCAAGAAGATCATCGTTAATCTTATATGAATTACTAGGATCGACTAATTCTTCAATAAGTTCGAATGATATAGCATCAGGATTACCGGAAACTGATAAATTATATGCAGTTTCGCCAACTTCTTGTTCTTGATCAGGAGTATTCGCTTCAGAAAGTTCTAATTGAAGAGTCTGAAGTTTCGGATAATCATAATAATTAACCGAACGATAACTAACATTTTCATAAAGTTCTCCCGGACCAACAGAAAGAACACTAATAGACTCAGAAAAACCAAGAGATGTAATATCAATCTGAGGAGGAGCTCCGGTAAAAATAGAATTATAAGTGAGAGGATAAGTATCTACTTGAACAGGAGTATCGATAGAATTAGTAACATTTCCGGAAACGCCAAAAGTAGAACCAGCGCAATATTTATCTCCCTCTTCAACTCTTACAATATAAACTGGAGCAAGATCCAATATAGTAAATATAGGATAATAATAAAATCCAGTAACATCAGTAGGATCTCCAAAAATCTGATTTAACTGAGCTTGTGAATTTATTTGTATCTTTTCATTCACAGGTCCTTTAGAGAAAAGACCCAACGTGCCAAAGATCGTCAAAGAAGTCGGTTCGATCCTCTGTGAAAATGATCTTTCTATAATCGTTATTTCTGGTGCTGTATTAGCCATTTTTATTTCTCCTTCAACGAAAACACTATAATCCTTTTACAGTATTTATAAAATTTTAGCAGGAGACTTTGTTTTAGTTTGATTAACTAGGCCATATAAGACCGTCTTCATCTGGTATTCTTCTAATACCCAAATCCTTAAATTCTTCGGGGAAAACAATAGGATCAAAAACAGGTTCATCACTAATACTTCCAATCTCTTCAACCGGACCCGTTATACCCCTTTCTTTTCTAACATAATCGGACATATCTTTCCAATATGGAGTATTATGAAAATACGCAGCCCATCTTAATGCATCCACACGATCATCATGTTGATTTTCTTTATCATCACATCCATATCTATCAATACTCAATTCAACATAACTATACAGTTCTTGAAGAGTTTTAGGATCTTGAAGAAGTAACCTACTTTCTTCCAATAACTTCTTTAAAGCAGCATTTGAATGAACTTTTGTTTTCTGACATGCATAAACACCCCTTAATTTTTTACCATATTCTCTATATAACCACTCATATTGATAAACTTCCCATAAATCATTACATATTTCGTGACCATATGTGTTATTTTCCACAATAATAAATGCATCATTATAATCTCTCGCCAAAGCATGTATTTTCTCAGTAAAATCTTTAGTTCTTATATAATTATCAGAAAAAGTAGCAACTTGTCTAAATAATTGAGGATCACTAATATCAAGTACCTGAATCACACTGTAATCTGAACCAACACCCATTGAAACATCAACACCAAGAACATAAATATGATTTAATTTAGGTTTATCCCAAACATCAAGATTTGGATAATGATGTTCAGCTTCGTTAACAATTCCCCTCAGTTTCTCTAAAGTTTCACCATTAATAAGAGTGGTTGAGGAACCCAAAAATTCACAAGAATATTCTTGTAAAAAACGTTGCATTCCAATTTCAGCAATCATCCTTTGTTTCCATTCCTCATCTCTTCCCGGTGGTTCATCCCATTGAACTCTATAAGGATGGAAATCATTTTCTCCACGAGCAGCAGCAGAATAAATCTTATAAAATTCTCCTGTATTTCCTTTCGGAGTTGTAATCATTATAATAGAACCACCTTCAGCAATACTCGGTTGACTAGAAGTCCAAAATTCCTCAGCGACATGAGGAACAACGTGAGCAAACTCATCTAAAATCAATAAGTTAACTGAACGACCGCGAACAGAATCTTCAGTGGTCGTACTAGTATGGATTGCAGTATCATCATCAAATTTAACCGATGTTTTATTCCATTCCAACACACCTTTCTTCATCCAAGGTTCGATTTCTCTATAAATCGTTTTAATTCTTTCTAAAAAGTCCTTCGCAGAATCTCCCTTATTAGAAAGAATATAAATATCTAATCGTTTATCAGTAAAAAGAGCCTTATGTAATGCATATACTGCTGTAACAGTTGTATTATGCGAAAGTATGTCATTTGTATAATATGCATGTTTATCAGAATCAACCTGAATATCATACATATTATCAGATTCATTAGTTTTTTTAATCGATATTACTTTCTTTAATCCTTCTTTAGTTTCTACTTTATCTTCATCAAGAACTAAATCTTTTACATACTTAGTTCCTTTATCACAAAATACTATATGATCATCAGCACACTTTAATTCATAACCATCTTCGAGATTAAGAATCCATATATCATACTCTATCGTCTTACCAACAAACTCACAATCAACCCAACCTTCATCTGTTTCAATTTCCCAATCAGAAACATCAACGATTTCTTCGAATTTATCGTCTTCAACTCTCATAAAATATTTTTAATAAATGATATACAAGTATTTATAACTTCATCCGAATCATTACGATAATCTTCCTCTTTAATATGAAGAATTTTCATTTTTGGTTTAACTTCTCGTATTTCATTCTCTCTAATTACTTCTTTTCGTTTATAGTTTTTATCAAACTATGAACTACCACGAAACTAAAGATTTCGTGGTTTCCTAATTCAACGATCCTGCCACAAGTGGTCTTACATTGATCTCCAAAGGCGTAAATTTCCGCTGTTCCATCGGTATATTACTTATTCGGTAAGTTATTTCTACTAGTTTTACGAAAGCAAAGAATTCTGCTTTCAACCAGTTACTAGTTTATCAAAGAACATAAGTTAACTTGGTTTTCGTTAACTTATTATTAATTATAATAATTTATTTTTATTTTCAAGTGTTTTTTTGTTGTTTTTGAAATAAGACGCAATTCATCCCCTAGACTGAAGATCTAGGGGAATTCTTGCGTCAATATTTTAAACATTTTTTCATAACCACTCCTTTATAAGTAGTTATACAACCCAGACAGAAAATTAAGAATTTTTTTCCTCTTGTTCCATCAGTTCAAAAAAATCGCCTATCGAAATTTCCTTTATTTCTCCGGTTTTTTTATTACGAATTTTTATTTTTGTATCAAAAAACTCGCATTTTCCTGATTGTCGAGGTTGTAAGACCGCAACTCTATCATGTTTGTCAAAAAGATCTAATAACTCCATCTGGTATTTCCTAAGTTCCATAGGAATAATACCTTTTTTAGTATGAAGAACTTTACAATGATTTAATGCAAAATACTTTACATCCGCAGAGCATTTCGCCAGTTCCAAAGCCATCTCCTTCGTCCATGCATAATTCTGATTGGGACGAACAACTTGTTTATCATAAGAAACTGGCATAATTCAAAAATCGTAAACGAAAACTAAAATATCTATCTAGTTTTAAGAATTGGATCAATAAGCGGACCTAACCCCTTTTTCTTAAGATAATTTAAATGTCTTTCTGCTTCTATTTTTTTATCTTCATCATCCAACATATCAACTAAATGATGAACTTTATCGATCATTTCAGAATCTCTATGAAGTTTATAACGATAATAATCTTCAAGATCCGATTCATCTTCTTTCAATAATTTATTAGTATCTTCTACTAATTTAACTAAATCTCCGTTATTCATAATTATTAATATCTACTTTGTTGCATAACCTGTCCGCCCTGTTGAGGTTGAGGAGCAGGAGGCATCATCTCATCTTCCGGTTCTAACATTTCCTCTTCTTCTCCACCTTGTTGAGGTTGAGGAGCGGTCTGTGTAGGAGCGGTCTGTGTAGAAGGTTGTGTCGGAGCCATTTCTTCTCCACCCTCTTCAGGAGCAGGAGAAGGTTGTTGTTCTTCAGGACCACCACCCTTAAGAACAGCATGAAGTTCTCTATAAGGAATATTTGCATTAGGATTATTCAAAAGAGAAGTTTTAATCGCGGGACCCACAACTCTATTAACAAAATCATTCTGTTGATCAGGATCTTCAATAGATTGATAAACCTGTTTCAAACTTTGATCAATAAAACTACCTACTTGATCCTTGATACCTTCCCATTCGTCCGAATACTGACTTTCTTGTCCAGCCTGAGGACCTTGCGGAGGCGCTTCTTGTGAACCAGCTGCGCCTGGTCGTTCAAGAGGAACATCTTCACCTTGTTCTTCTAATCTTCGACCAAACCCAAACATATTATAAGGACTGAATCCGCGAGATTCATTTATTTGAACCTTTTCATACTGTCTTTTCCAATCTATTTCCATTATTTTCTCCTTATGTTACAATCGGGGATCTTGTATTTTCATACCCTTGAGTTAAAACTCTTAAATTAGCAATTAACTGATCGGGTATTTTCAGAAACTTATACTTTTCATTTTGCATTAATTTTTCTCTAATTTCTTTTTCAATTTTTTGTAATTCTTTACGTATCTGATCTTCACTACCACGATAATAAACATTTTTCATTTGTTCAATATATTTTTTTGCTTCATTTGTAAAATCTTTTTCGAACTGATTTATAGTTTCCGAATTAGTTCTTTGTTTTTCATAAGAAACAGTTTTATCTTCAAGTCTCTCTAACATGAAAATATCATCAAGTTTATCAACGAAACCTTCTTTAATATTTTTATTCGAAATATCCATACTCGAGCGTTTTTCTTTTAGATTTGACATTTTAATAATTTTCCTACTATTATTTATATTTTTACTTCTTAGTGTCCCAATCTTGGTAATCATCTTCCATTCCAGATTTGCCAAAATTCTTCATTCCTTTTCTCTTTTTAGACTTTTTAGGAACCTCATCATATTTTCTTTTTCTCTTATCTCTTCTTTTACGTTTCTCTTCAAGAAATTCACCGAAAAAGATATCGTCGAGTTTATCGTTATATTGTTCTTTTTTACTCATAATTATTCTCCACCACCGCCGTCACCGCCTTCACCACCGTCACCATCATAATCATGATAATGACCACCAAAACCATATGCAAGGCCGCGCCAACGTCTAGAACTACTTTTTTTCTTCTTTTTTTTCTTTTTCTTTCTTTCCTCTAATGAAAAGACATTATTTAATTTTTTATGAAATTCTTTATTCATTACTGATTCTTTCGTTTGATTTTTTGGACTTCTCCAATATGTATCGCCTTTAGCATTATCTATTGTTATTGCACATTTTCTTCTTGATTGATCTTCGGGATATCCTTGATTCATTAAACTTTCAAGACAATCATAAAAGAATCCTTCATCCTCTGGATTAGTTTCAAGATTCGAAATTATATCATCCATTTCCTCTTTTCGTTTATTCCAATCGTCGTCCATTATAAACCTAATGATTTCAACTGTTTGATCGTATCATTTGTATTTATATGAAGAATGCCTGTACCTCCAGCTTCTTTCCATTTTTTTATCTTTTTCGGAGTATCATCAATAAGAATATCATTCTCTGAATTTGCGTATTTGAACTTATCCCTTTCTAAAATAACTCTATTATCAGGTATTTGAAGATTTCTGCGAACCCATTCCTTCTTACCTGTCTTTGAAGTAGAATGTTGAGACGGAGAAGAAAGAATAGTAGGATTGTATTTTTTAATATAAGACCAAAGTTGTTTCCCATCAGGCATCCACTGAAGACCTACCCAAAATCTCTCTCCATGTTTATCTAATATCTTCCAAAAAGAATGTTTACCATAACGTTCTTTATAATCATCAACAGACATACCTAATACCTTTTCTACTCCGGCATCGAAATTACAGATCACACCATCCATGTCACAAAAAATTTTATATAATCCCTTTTGTTCATAAAAGAAATCTTTGAAACTCATATCTTTATTTCCTCAAATTTCTCTTGACTATATAAAACCATATCCATTTCATCTATTCTAATCGGAGATCTTAACAATTTCTTTACCGCAACTTTAGTAGGAACACGTTCCACATTATCAAAAACAACATCTTTATCCCATATTACTTCTTCAATATGTCCATATTCAGGTATAACTGAAGTTTTAAAATAAATTGCTTCTAAATCAATCAAATTCTTCTTAAGATGAGTCGTCTGAACTCCCGGAACTAATTTACCGTACACTGTAGATATAGCAGTTACCGCATCGATACCAAATTTACTATGTGGCGGTTTCATCAATAATTTATTAGAATTTAATATTTGTTCTATTCTTTCCGGAAATGAAAAATGAATAAATGAATCATCCTGAATATCTATAAGATAATACTTACGACCATATCGATCTTCTTTAACATCTTTAAAGAGTCTATTTTCAAAAAGAAAATCTTTAAAACTCATCTTTAAGATTTAGGGCCGTGTCTGGATTTAAGTTCTTTAGAATATATATGAACTTGATCAGCGTATTTACCGTAACTGTTTTTAATATTAATAGGAGCGTCCGGTTCTCTTGCCATAATATCAAAATTATCTCTCGCTTTTTTCGCATCACCTATAGAATATATCAATTGTTCATCAGTCATATTACTAGCGCGTTCTTCTTCAGATTGCCACCAACCCGGACCGGGCCATCTATAATAATCAGGATGTTTTTCCCCTGAATTCTCAAGAATAGTTTCTCTAACTATATCACTTAGTCGTTCCATCATCTTTCCTTTCTTTTACTGATTTTACATCTTCGACTTCTGCATTCTTTAAAAGCATCAACATATCGGTCATAGAACCTTTACCAATAGATTTAATAGATCCTTCAGCATCTATAAAATCACCTTGCATCTTAATTTGAATTTCTTTTTCTCGCATTTCATTCTTTTCTTTTGCAAGTTTAAGATGTTCCGCATCATTCTCAATATCAACAACGCTCTTTGCAGCAGTTGTTATTGCATTACCCAACTCTGATATAGGTGTAAGGGTTCTAACATTTGGTACTTCTTCTAATTCATCTATAACAATCTTCTGAGCAACCATCATGTTCTTAGTACTATTTTTCAATATAACTTTCGCCCAATCTTTATCCTCAAGTTCTTCTACCTTCTTAATATCTTCCTTGAACTGTGCAATCTCTCTTTTTCTTTCATTATATTTTTCGATCGCTGCAAGATCTTCTTCACAGGGACTACAAGGACTATTTTTTATTGCTTCTTCAATATCTCTTAAATCATCAGAAGTTAAATCTAAATTATTATCTTCATTATTATTAGACATAATTAAACATAGGATTTTTTATTCCTACTCCTCATCACTGGTTTCAGCGGCACCTTCACCTTTTTTCCAACCACCTTTAGCGCGAATAGCAAATAACAATTCGCCCATCTGATCTTTATCTTCCTCAGAAACTTTATAATCAGCATTTTTTTCTTTAGCTTTTTCATGTTTATCTTTAAGATCCTGAACTTCTTTCTTCAATTGTTCAATAGTCTTATCAGCATGTTCGCCAGTCTTTTTAACATCAACATCCTTCTTCCATTTTTCCTCAAGATTGCGATTCGACTCTTCAACTAGTCTTTGAAGACTTCCTTCATTAAAATAAGGCATAATAATTCTCCTATACGGTAACAGTTTATATATTTATTTATAAAAAAATCAAAGAGATCCGCTAATTGTTATCAATTCTGATGAAATTGGTGTAGTTAAATCAGCCACATAAATCTTAGCTTTTTCGATAACAGCAGGATCAAAATTAGTTTCATCAAAAAGAACTTTATACATAAATGAATGAGCTGTAAACGCCATTTCTCCTCTTGTAATAATCGTCTGATTTCCTGTCGCTTTAAAATTATTTTCTTGTGAAACACTATTTAAAGTGTATTTAATTTCTCGTTCTATATTAAAATTACGTTCTTTAATACCCACTGTAACATAAGGATCAAACAATCCATAAATATTCTCAACTAATTGAAGATAATGCGGATAATATTTGACCCACAATCCCAAAGTATATTACTAGACTGTTCATTAATAACTTTATTTGCAAACATACTCTTTGCAAAAGCATCCTTAGCATCAGGAT